GATATTTTTCACTGTCCCATGGGTACTGTTCATATGCCTTAGGAGAATTTTCTCCTTGTAAAGTAAGAATTTCTACATCAGTATTTTGCCAAATTTTATTTAAGGCAAAAATTTTATTTATAAATTTAGTAAAATTTTGCTTTATGTTACGAGGCTGATTATACCGCATTATCTATCCTATACAATTGTTGCATTAGAAGTAATGGTTACGGTTTCTGTAAATACTTGCTTAACTGCATTAGGAGCTAATTGATACCTAATATCACTTTCCTCAATACGTACAGTACTAAATTCCTGATGCATCAAAATACCGCGCCAACGACTATCACTCTTATTAACTATTTCAAACACAACACCTTCATTCCTTCCCATTGTACCTATAATTAAATCATAATTATTTACATAAGGTGCATCATAAGCAATCCAATGTTTTAAATCCCTCCGAGTAACCCTACCTATTTGTTCAGCAGGAAGTTCTTCTGCAGCCATAGGAACTCGCACAAGAATAGTATTTATAGGATTATATTTAGTTGCATGAGTTAAATGTTGTGTAAATGATGTAGGATAACTTGTACCTCTGCAAAGAGGACATTCTCTATTAGGATATCCTGTAGTTCTGTCTACGCATGAGCAAATATTTCTATATGAATATGATACATTACTTGGAATAAATTCTTCATTAAACCATATTTTAACCGCTCCTGCGGTATCTACGTCTGTACCAGTTTCTATTTCTATTGCATATTCTGTATCAAATACAATTGAATCTTTATCAAATGCTCTAACTAATTCAGATGCATTATTAAACACTTTAAACGTATTTTTTTGTGAACGTGAATTAGGATGAACATCTTCTCCATCACCAGGTTGCCAAATATATGCGGAATATTGAGATGCGGTAGTTTCCCATGCAGTAATAGATTTACTGCGAAACTTCCCTTGGTCTTCACGGGCAAAAATATAGAATGGTTCACCACCAACTTTTATTTGAAGCGTATGGGATTCCCTCATATAATCCACAACTTCAGCGTCTAGTCCGAGCTCACACTCACGGAATAGTTCTTCACCCTCGCCTAAAGGACTGTTAGAATTTATAATAGGGGACATTTACGCAACTTCCTTAAATTTATGCAAACTTCGAAGTTCCTCTGAGGGCTCGACTAAGCGACCTCGGAAATCCAGTAGTACTAGAGAACATTCCCTTAATACCTACATGATCTAATGCATATTTCGTACGCATCACCTTCAAATTTGTTATATATGATTGCATTAATGGGGCAAAAATTCCGGCATATTTCCCACTACGGTCACGAGTTAATGATATACCATTATCATTATATATAAAATGCTTTCCAGATTCATATATACCTAATGCAGTAAGTCCTGTAATCACCGCACCTTTTTCAATTATAGAATAATATGGTGTCGGAATACCATAAAAATCATGAAAAGTAATTGCGGGTGGGTATGAATTCCACCAATTTAAACTATCCTGTAAATAATCTAGGATTTCCCTATCTCTCGGTAATTTGTTTGCAAAGCCACCCATATCCGCATGCATGTACAACTGAGACCGTACCCTTTCAGCCATTTGTGCTTTAACAATAGATTCTCTACGATCCTCAACTTTAAAAACATTTGGAATGTCTTGAGTAGCATCAAGACCTAATACACTAGAGCGCCACCAGGCCCCATAATAGCCATATTGCCAATGAACATCTGGGTCAATTTCATACCAAAATTTACCGTTGCCTGCACTAGTAGCTAATTGATTATTGACATATGTCGTACCTGTTTGATACTGTACAGTTACATAAACACTTCCAGAAGGTTCAATAGCTACACCATTTGCATCTTTAAACTCTGTCCATATACGCTCTGTCTGATCACGAAATACAATTTGCATATTTATTCATCCTTTACGATAAATGTGCCATTCGGAAGAATTGCTAAATATCTAGTTATATTCCGCCCATCTAAATTTGCTTGAAAGCCTAATGCAGTAAAATTTACGTCCGGCGATGAGCCTTCAGAAGATAGTACATTTACACCTATAGCAAGTTTGATTGTTTCTCTAACAAAATAAATTGGACGAATATTTGTTAATGCAGTTATGTCTACATCGGAAGCGAAAAAATAGTTTATATCCCCACTAATACTAGATGAAAATCTTCCATCAGTCATTCTAACAGTAAATGTTTTATCATCTAAAATTACAGATAAACTTTCAAGATCATCAAGCCTTTTCAATACTTTACCAAATAGAATCTCTTGGCCTTCAACATTAAATTCATTAAGTGTCTCACCATTACTAAACTTTGCTTGCCACATTGTATTTCCTCTGTATTTCCTATAAAATTAGATCCGGAACTAATTGGATTCACTTCCGCATCTAATTTTTTTGCTTGGCTAGTATTGGATTACTATCCATAATACTGTGTCTTTATATTATTGTCTATCGTATGTCAACGATATAGTCTTTTGATTTACAGGTCCTGCAGCAATTGATGAAGTAGTTTGTAATTGAAAAGCCATTGTAGAAGACCGAGCGCCTGATGCATAATCCGGAGTACTTTCATAATCAGCCTGCCACAGTGTCCCATCAGTAGTATTAGGTAAACTTATATTATTACTTCCAGGTAACGACGTTGGAATATTTGGAACACTTATACCCGTTTGGGAAGGTGCACCAGATTTCGTATAAGTACCAGAAAATTTATAAGACTCACCAGTAACAAAAGCTCCTGCAGATTTATATAACTTTGCATTAGATATTGAAGTAAATGATCCAGACCATTGAACTCTCCAATATTTCACATAACTGTTAGAACCTGCTGCAATAGGGTTACTGGCAGGAACTACGTCAGCACTATCCGCAGAACCTAAGTTAAGGTTAGTTGCTACTGCAGTACCATTACCGCCTTCAAGGTCAGTACCGTTAAATTCAACCCATGTAACCGTTACGGCCATTTGTCTAGTCTCCTTAATTAACCTTATTCAGCATTTTGCTCATCAATCTCGTTCTGGGCGCGCGTTTCATCTGCTATCTCGCTTGCGTCAAGTTTAGCTTTTGATTTTGCCTGTTTATCAGCAAATTCTGATGCACTAATATCCATAGTAACACCTAGTGTCAATTCTTCTGCAGTCATTGCATTTTTACGCTCTGTAGGTGTAGCATCCACGTTATTAGTAGTCTGAACAGTTTTCACTAAAATCTTTTGATCCGTTGCAAGAATATCTTTCTTACTAGCTTGGACCCGTTCTTGGATATGTTCACGAGTATTTTTAGTAATATTAGCGCGAGTTTCTAACTCTATATTAGTCCTATTAACATCTTTTTCAGCTTGATCATATTGTGATGTAATATGTTGAGCAGTTTCTTCGCGTAATGGTTTAATTTCTGCAGCAGCAGTAACATCTACCGAAAGTTTAATAACTTCTTTTAAAGTAATTAAATTACCATCTTTTAAATGAGTATTTAAACTTGAACATTTTTCAAGAATATCTGCAGAAAATATTTCACTTAAATTAATAGATTCATGACAGTCAATATCAAACATTCGGCCGTCAATCTCTAATAATACTGAATACCCTTCTCGAGCTGTGACTATAATATCACTCTTTACTTGATTCTGATCTTGCTCTGACATTTTTCTTTATTCCTTTTCACTTTCAAGGTTTTCAATTATACCTGTAACACTATTCCAAGCATCGGAAGTTATATCTTTAACCGCCTGCTTATGCGCATCACATTGAGCTTTTTCAAAACCCATTTGTTCTATTGTATTAAATAAACGCGCACGTAGACGATTCATGACTTCATTTACCTGTGTCTTCGTATCTTCTCGAGACATTTATCGAAACATTCCTTTATTTTCTTGTATAAAGGAAGGGTATTATCCCTTCCTTTATATTATTTAACATTCAATCAATTCAAGTCAACTTATGATGACGGGAATCCAGAGAATGTACCTCTTGCGACAGAATTCGCATTAACTAACAACATACCGAGTTCTTCGTAACCTACATAACCGATCAAAGCTTCTTTCGGAGTGTCATCCGGTAGAAGAATAAGGTCAGTACGAATAGGTAACACACCAGTAAACCGTGGTTCTGAGTAACAGTAGACCCAGTTATTCGGAACTAGTCGAGAAACAATAATATCGATTCCCCACAAAGATCCAACAAGGCCTGTCTGCCAGATTTCACGCTGGGTTACAGGATCAACATCGTTACGCTTCCACGAACGAAGGTGTGAATACGATTTGAAATTCATCAAATACGCATACGCCGGTAAATCCCACTTCATGATTTCAGCAGAGAGCTTATTCATAAAGTCTTTAGAAGCACCACCGGTGCTAGTTATAATAGGATTGTTAGTAGTGTTAGCAGCTACAGTAGTTTCAGTCAGTGCTAAGAACTGAGTGTCCTCTTCAATCTGCACAGCGATACGAATCCGCTCTTGCATACGATCAAGGACATTGAAACGACGTTGCTGGATTTCCTTCAACCGAATAGCCGCGGGAGCGAAAATTTCAAATGTAATCGGTTCAATATATTCGCCTTCTACAATAAACTGTACAGTTTCACCTTTCTTAGTGACTGTAGCAGCAAAGGCATTAATATCACGATCATATCTTGCGATCTGACCTTGACCAAGAACGTCGATCTCGAAAAATCTACGTGCCATGCCTTGGTAATCGAGTTGAGTACGAATAGGAATAGCCATCTGAGCACCAAGTGCTTGACGACCTGCTTCTGTTTGTAGAAGCGTAAAAATCTGATCCGCTTCCTGAGCATCAGTATACTGAGTATAAGGATCAGTTGTAGAGAAGTCAGCTTTTTTCTCTACGCCGAAACCCGCATTAGGAGCGTTCTTTTGGAACCCCGGCGGGTATGAACTAGCTTGCTTACGCATAATTAAGTATACCTCCTAGATTATCCAAAAAGGACAACGCCTAAAGTGTAAGAGTTTCCTGCAGATGGAACTTTTGTAACAAAACCAATAGGTATTGGTGGTACATCTACTCCGCCAGCTGCAACACTGACTAAGTTAGTCCATTTACCATTTGCACTAGAATACAATAAATCCATAAGACTAGCGCTTTCGACATTACCAAGTGTCGAGCCCTGTTCATATGTTTTAACTCCAGTACCGTGAACAATTTCAAATTCACTGTGACCGTGTAAGATCGTTACTTTAGATCCACTCGGTTGAGACATACCAGCGACAGCTGTTGTTGCATCAGCAGAATTTTCCAGAGCAACCCCCATAATAGCACTACCAGATGAGTCATTGATTGCGACATACGCATCAACTCCATTACCAATACCTGTAGCAGCAGTAGAAAGCTTAAAAAGATTTCCTGCATACCATGTACCAGTAGGAATCTGGTTGCTATTATATGGATCACCCCCGACCGCAGTCGAGGCAACATTAAATGTCTGTTTGATGCCAAAAAAGCCTTTAAGTACGACTTGCGACATGATTTAAACCTCCAAATAAAATAGCGTTAAACGTTAAACATTAGTTATTTACGATTAGTTTTCAGCCAGCCTTTGGCGACACATTCGTCAAATTTACCGGCAGCTCTTAATCTGTTTTCAATATTACTTTTAAAATATTTAGAAATGTCTGGAACACCTCCAGCAACTGCTGCTGAATCGGCATGCATTTGAGGTACAAGTGATTCAGAAGCTTTCTTCGAAATATTTAATTTCTGTTCAGCAGTAATCGCAGCATTATTTTCAACAGCAGGTTGAATTCCATCAGGGGCAACATTTTCTGCGTTGGTGTGTTCCATACGAATCTTATCTACGGCATCTAAAGAATTATGGATTACACCATTACTCATATCTTCTGCTTCCGGGATCTGATAAGCTTCTAGAGCCATCTGATTTCTTACCGGAAGTTTCTCAAGATGTGCCTTAACTGCCTTAAGACTATTCTCATCGTACTTAATATACTCCGTTGCTTGTGCTTTGATATTAATCAAATCAAACGGAATAATGCCACGAGAAGCCGCTACGCGTGCAAGATGAAGTGCGTGTTTAGCAATGAGATCAGTTTTTCGATCAAATTCCATACCAGCAACTTTCTTTTCCAATGAGGCAACCTTCGTAGTAGCCTTCACTAAATCAGAAGCGTATCCTTCATCCCCATAAGCTTTGGCGTAATACGCTTTATCCCCTGCACCATCTTTACCATGGCCATCTTTCGGATCAGGGCGTTCACCTTCGCGCGGCGAGTTAGAATCTTTCTTTTCCTCATCAGTATCGTATAACGGATTAACTTTTTCAGTCTTACCAGGAGTAATACCTTCCAACTGTGCAGTTTTACCATTCATAAGCTTCCGAGTAGCTTCAATACCATTTGTTTTAACTTCAGTAACGATTTCATCCAAATAGTCATCGGATGTAAAGGCATCAAAGTTTTCTTTACCTGCATCATCATCAGTGACGTCAGTAAAGTTAGTGGTAAACGCTTCTGTTGAACCATCCTCGGCAACTTTCAAAACACCATAAAATGTTTTCTTAGGTTCCCATTTATTGGCAAAACGCTTTGCAAAAATGGTAGGAGCGTTTGTCTGTTTACCAACTTCCGGATTATCCATCTCTTTCTGGCCTACAGGACCAGTTAACAATTCTACCCTACCGTCAGGAAGATTGAATTCTGTGCGAACCTCTTCAGCTTTCATTTTGTCAAACTCAGGAACCATATCCTGCCACCAACGTTTCATCTCATGAGATTCAATTGCGCCAGGGTCACCATAATCACCAGGATCACGCGCGCCTGTAGGTGGTTGTGCTGCAGCTTCTTTAGCTTCCGCGGATTTAATACCTTTTGAGCCAGACGCGTCCTTCTCAATGTCTTTCTCATCAGTATCTGGAGCTTTCTCAGTAACTTCCTCAGTAGCTTCCTCAGTAGCTTCCTCAGCGGTAGCAATCCTTTTCGGGTTTACGAGTCTTGCAACGTCCCGTAAAAGTTGAATATTACCTGAATTCAACTCAAGGCGTGCTTCTTTGCCCATTTCGTCGCCTCCTTTTTCTTTTTTATTATCATTATCTTTTTTATCAAATGGAAATGTATTTTTAGAATCTTTATCATCAGAATCTTTATCATCAGAATCTTTATCATCAGAATCTTTATCATCAGAATCTTTATCATCAGAATCTTTATCATCAGAATCTTTATCATCAGAATCTTTATCATCAGAATCAGGCTTCTCTTCTTTTTCTTCTTTTTCTTCAGCAGGCTTTCCTTCTTCCGCATAAAGGAATTCACAAGCGGCCTGAAGTTTCGCCATAGCATCCTCAACTGCAGATACAGCATCTTCAATCAATGAATCAGCTTCATTTGCAATTTTTTGTGCTGCAATTGCTTGACGTCTACCCCAACGAAGTTTGTTGGCAAGAGCATCTATTGCTTCTCCTTCACTATTATCTACCATTGATTTAGCTTGTCCTAAATCACTTAAAATCATCTCTAGATCAGCTTTAGTATTCTCTAAAGTAGTACGTAAATCTTTCTCTGATTCCATATCTACTGAGATCGCAATACCCATATCATCTTCTGGACCTGGACCTGCATCTGGACCTGGACCTGGACCTGGACCTGCATCTGGACCTGGACCTTTAGGTCCACCTACGTCCATTACATCAGCTAGAAAATCTTCAGGGGCATCTAGCGCTAATTTGGTGCGACCGAGCAGCGTACCTGCAGATTTTGTAAGTTCAGCAATCCGCGCAGAACGATCATTAAGATCTTTCTTTGCAACAATTGCATCGATAAAAATAGTTCCCATAGGTCTGTATTCCTTCTCCTTTTCAATCTGTTCACTGCCGTTAGCGGCCCATCCTTTAAATAGTTCGGTTTCTTTAGTTCTGGGATCGCCAATGGTTACTTTTTTATCCCCAGTAAACTCAGATGTGGTAGGGAGATTAGTACCCTCCACAGCAGTTTTACTTGTATTTGAGGGACGATTTTTTGCCATAGCGTACACCTCTCCTTTATTATTTTCTGATAATTCATTTAATCGTTCACAACTTGGACAAATAGAAAAATTGCTAAATTTATAAGCTTTACTATTATTCCATTTATGTGTGTTAGTCTTTGTATGTAAATTACGGTTATATACCCCCTGACAAATTGCACAACTATAATAACTTTCTTCAAGGGTGCCTACCACACCTGCAATTGAACGTAATCTTGTTCCTGCAAATGTGCGAGTCAATAATTCATCAGGATTATTAATTTTATAAAAACCTGCATTTTCCGAAGGGGTAAGATCAATCCCCTCTTTAATTAAATAAGGCGCATTAATTTTCTTTGTCAATACTTCATGAACATTCCCTGTTTGTAAAGCACTTTTGGCAATTTCTCCATTACGTTCAAATAAAAGCCTTTCTTCATCGGTCCATTGATCTAAAGGTCGTCCTATTTGATTTGCAAATGCATCTAATACATTCCCATAAAATCCTTCTGTTATATTAAAAACTACTTCTATAGGTTGACTTTCAGCAGAATAAATAAGAGGCATCAACTGATGGAATGCTTGTTTAGCCACACTTGCAATTTTTTCTAATTTATATCCACGATGAAATGCAGGATTAGCAACAACTGATAGTTCAAAAAAGCTAAGACCATAATTAACTTCAAAAGCCTTAGCATATACCATCCTATTTCGGCCGCTTGCAACAGCTTTAAGGTCTTGTGCACGATTTAATATAAAGGGTAACCATTCTAACTTAATGGTACCTTTTTTAACTAAATCAGAAATTTGGCTCGCAGGAACAAGAACATTTTGCCCCTTACTGAATTTGATATGTGGGCAATAATTTTCTTCAACATATGCACGACTACCGCAAATGGTACATTCACTATAATCAATATTAGTCCCCATAGAACATCCTACTGGAGAATCTGTTTCAAGCATTCTAGCAATTTTTGGGGATAATTTTCTATCAATTGCCATAAGTACTTCAATGCTACCATCTTCATGTGGTGCTCTATTAGCTAAAATATGGTGACGGTCTTGATCATTAAGGTCTGGCCACTGTACATTATTACCAAATTTAGAAATATCAAAACGATTCAAATAAGCACTGTGTAAATTACCTATTGCATTATTAATATCATCACTACTGTGCTCGACAAACGCATGCTTTCCTATAAATGATTGGTATCCATAACCTGCACGACTGTCTAAAAATTCTAGATAAGGAAAAGCATCAGCATTAGCATTTGGACCATCTACACAAAGACATCCAATGGCTTTAAATCGGGCATATACAAAATCTGGATTAAATTTAACTATCTTCTGGACAGAATGATCTGCAGTGGAAATAAGGGTAGATCGTTTAACAGCGTCATTGAAATCTTGTTCAGTGGTTATTACTGAGGCTAACTTTAAAGATGCATATTTCCGTAAAGCCACTTATTTCCCGCCTTTTTGTTTTTTCATTACAAGTGAAATTTTAGATGCAGGAAGTTCAGATTTATCTGATTTTTCATCGGGGCCAAAAGTAGGGTGTTGATCTTTTTCAGTATACTTATGTGTACCTTTATCAACATCTTTCAAATCTCTTTCATAATCATTATGATTACGCATATTTAACATATCAGCCCTCTGTATTATATGAATAAAATTTTCACTAGAAACTTGGAGAGATTTTTCACTTGAACCAGTATCTAATACAACAGTAGTAATATCGCCAACGGTGTCTACATTATTGACAATACCAGTAATATCATCATCGGCTCCGGTGACTACAATGTGATCACCTTCATTAATATCTACATGATTTACTGAGGATTTTTTTACAGCTTTAAACAAAAACTGTGCTGTTTGTTCAATTGAACTCAAATACTAATACTCCAACCTATATGGTAACTTACAATATTTAATGTAGTTCGGTTTTTTGTAAGAAAACCGACTATATTTCTTCCGGCTGCCATAATTTATGATTATTTTAATGTTTGTAAATATTTTATTACCTTAAATTTACTTTAATCGCCTACTCCGCGCCTTAATACAACATTATCGCAAAATGCAAGGAATGTAAGGATATCGCTATCATTTATAGGATAAATTTCAGGATAAATTTCAGGATAAACTGCAGGATCAAGAGTACCTAGGGCAAGTTGTATACGAATTTCATCAATAGTAATGGTCATTTATGTGATTTATTTTACATTTTTCACATTTAAACAACATTTCTTATACTTTTTACTTGATCCACACGGACAAAGCTGATTTCTACCAATTTTTGGGCCATTTCTATGGATTGGCTGCCTTTTTCGATCAAAAATTGTTTTTCCATCCATATGATCGACTTCATGCTGGAAAATAGCAGGTAAAAGGCCATCTTTTGCCATAGTGAGCTGCATTCTACCAAGAATTTCGTCTTCTATGGTGATTGTATGGTATCTTTCTGTGTTTATAATCTTGCCAGGTAAGCTTAAACAACCTTCCCCATAAATTACTGCAGTAGGCCCAGTCTCAACTATCTTGGTATTCAGTAATCTATATTCTTTTCCTGCATACTTAATAAATCCTACGCGTTTATTGATACCTATCTGGTTCGCAGTTAAACCATAGCCTGCATCTGAATTGAGGGATGCCTTAAGATTTGCCCAAATTTCTTCGGCTTCTTCTATAGTAGCGTTTTCACATGGGGTACTAATATTCTCTACGCCAGTTACTACTGAAATAACTTTACCTTCTTTAACACCTTCAGCATCATCTAACATATCTTTGAAACTTTTTTCGTTCATTTATTACCCTTCTTTATACAATTCTTGTATAATTGTACTATTACGCAATTTTTTTACTGCTTTTGCTTTAATGCTACTAGGATTTTTTATATACAATTCATTTTCAATTCGCTCAAGCGTCATTTTTGTATGCCCACACAATTCGTATACATGTGCCAGAACAATGAATTCATTCTTAGTTAATGTCTCACGTAAAATTTTATGAATAAGTTCATTACGTTCTTTCAAAGCATATATAGCTTCTGGTGTCTCAGGACTTCCTTTTATATACGCTGTATCAAATTGAACAACTTTAAATATTAAAGACCGTAAATATGCTGCATCTTTTTCTGAAATGTCTGCACGTTTTGCTAAATCATCATCGCTTATAGTATCATCAGCAGCTAAAATACGTGTGACACACCATAAATTTTTAACTAGGTATACAGGAATCTTAGGTATACCACTATATTCGCGAATAGCTTTCATTATAGCTTCTTTAATCCAGTGGCGTGCATAGGATGCGAATCGATTTTTACGTAAAGGATCAAATTTTTGTGCAGCCTTATAAAGCCCTAAAATACCATAATTTACTAAATCTTCAAACTCAAACTCTTTTCGCTTATACCCATGGCAAATTTTAAATACCAATCGAATATTACAGAGAACTAGGTCCTCAATAGCTTTTTGCTTGGAAATTTCTGTAGAAGTAGGAGATTGAATAATCTCCCCCAACTTTACTTCTTCTTCTTTAGATAGTATTTTTTTCTTATCTCGTTGAACTACTTTTAACAGGTCGTCTAAATTTGCCATACCGCTCTATACTTAAAAATGTCAATAAATTATGACACTGCATCTTTTGTGCAGCTGTGATCTTTCTTTTCATATTCAAACTTATCAAAACTCGTTCACCAGTTTGAGGGTCAATTTGATATACTGGTGCAACCCTTTCTTCTAATGGTATATAAGGTTCTTCTTCCTCTGAAATAGTTTCACCTGAGGGCAAAATCTTTTCAGGTTTAGATTTTCGTATCCATTTTACATCTCCAAACCCCTCTTCAGGATTTTTCATATACCCTACATCCTTGGCAGCTTCTGGAAATAGATCAAGCACTAATGGATAAATTTCATATATCATTAATCTATACATCCGCTCAGGATTAATAGGTGCTTCAGGATGTGTTGTATTATACGCCTTTGCAACATTAGCCGCTTTAGTTTTAATATTTTCACCAGGGTCTTCCGATAACCATAATTCTAGAATTTCCTTATGTCGGGGATTTCTAATATTTTCTAAAAGTGCTGATTCAATAATTTTTGCTTCAGTTGCTGACTGAAACTCCGCTGCAAGGGGGTCTTTCAATAATTCCATGCCTGTGAGCCCTTCCTCTCCTATAGGCGCATCAAGGCTAATGCCTTCATCTAACGGTGAAGTAGATTTCTGTTTTAACCAATTCTTCCACATATTGCTAACCATATTAAATACAAATGTGTTGAATTGTGCTTGAGATGGATCATACTTAGGTACAGAATATTCCCATATACGTAGAGCTGTTTGATCTCTAAAATCTTTCCACTCTTGAGGATCTGCACCCTCCATAATACCTAAATGGCTCATAGCCCCATGAATATGCTTAAGAATTTCTTTCGCAATAATATTCGCAGCGTCTGTATCTCCCTGCCCATAACTATCCAACAATTCCTGAGTTACTACTTTTTCTTCTCCGTACTTACGGAAATTTAAAGCTGCGCTACTACTCAGAATCTGTCGAATCTTGTGAATTTTTGTGAGATTTAATATTAGATTTAATCTCTTCATCAATTCCTTCCATATTAACGCCTGCTTCAATATTAGCTTTGCGTAATTGTTTAACTTCATCCGCAAGATCTCGTTCAAGTTCTATAGATGAGTTTGTTAAAGATCTATGAAGTTTCAGTGATTTCATTCTATTAGCTGCAGGATTACGGGGAACGCCTGGGGTCTTACCTCCACCGCCACCTGTCATATTATTTTGACCTACTGGAGCATTAGGCATAGCCGGAGAACCCATTAAATTTCCTCCTCCTGTACCACCTACTGGAGGTGGTTGTCCTGGAGGTAATGCCATTCCTCCTGGACCTGGAGACATGCCTGCACCTGCGGCACCACCTGCGGCACCACCTGCGCCTTCTTGTGGGCCAGCAGCTTTATCTGCGGGGAAAGGTAACCCTTCTTCTGCAAATTTCTTTCTATATTCGTCATCAACTTTTGCATTGTCAAGTTGATCTTGAAGATTTTCTTTATGTTCTTTTGCTAATTTCGCGCGCTCAGTATCTTTATCAATTTTTGCCGCTTGGTAAAAAGTTGCATCAGAAATTTTACGCTGTCCAGGGAACAATCTATCAAAATTCATTAAAAAGTTACGGTATTGTACATCATTTGAAAGTGAAAGTAAATCCCAATCAAGTTTTGGATAAACAAATTCTCTCCCGGATGCGTTGTTAGCCGCTCGTTTACTTTTCATTCGTGCTATATATTCAGTATTATCAGCATTATCAAAATCAGCTGCATGTTTCGATAATATTTCAGTTTCAGGAATAGCCTCATCAGTAGGCTTACCATATTTTTGACCAGTATAATATTTACCTGCAACTATATCGGGAGTTTTATAAAATCCGCAAGCATATGCAACCGGCTCAAAAATGCCTCTATACACAAATGTCTGCATAGTTTGTTGGAAATGTAAGTATCTTTGCCTTAAAACCTCTAACTGCGCATATGCAGTAGCGTATGAGCTGCCACCAGTTAAAATAGCCTCTGATATACCTAAGCCTAACATCTTCCATTTCATTATTCTATTAAATTCATTTGTAAGATTCCAAATCTTTCCTGAAGCACCATAAAATTGGATATCAATGCCCCAATGATATATAATAGTAAAATTTGGGTCAACTTCACGCGCCGACAATAATTCTTGAACTTCAACAAGTTCTTCTTCATTTGGAACCCATCCAGAATTTGGGTCACCAATTTTAACAACTGTAATTGGAATTGTTTGACGAGTAGCAATCGCAAAGTTTGCCATCGACATACGATCTTCATATATAAGACTTTTAAGAATACGTTTAATTATAGATCTTCCCAACGTCTCATAAGGAGATTTATTGTGTGCAATATGAAAAACATTTTGAGGTGAAAGAGGGATCTCCTGGCCCATACGAACATATTTTACAATTTCTGGGGGAAGTTGATCATATAAAAATTTTGGTTGACCTGACGTCACAATCTTTTTTAAATGTTCATCGGGCTGTAGTTTAATAAACGGCCGCTGGTTTAAGTAAGTCCCTTCAACTGTAACATAATCTGGATTCAGTATTACAAACTGTTCCCACATCATATCATCAGTATTCCATGCACCGTATGGAAATACGTTACCTATACGCCAGTATTCTAGCCCTATATCAAAAAGGAGCTTATCCATTTGGATACGTTCCCACATATCTTCATAATGTCTTTGAATAACTGGATCACCGACTTCTTTCAACGATATCCGGGAAAGAGGAAATTCACAATGGAGTCTAATAGCATTTCCTACTAAAGGATCTGTATCATCAAAAAATCTATAAAGACCGTTCAATGTTCTTAAATCTGTAGGAATACTTAATGTAGTAAATGTATATCGAGGATCATTGAACGTAGGCGCAGTTCTACTAATATCCGCGGCAGCAGTCACACTCCTTGTTGATGCAATACGTCCTTGCGCTCCTGTGAGTGATTTACCCATAACGGGACTGACTTGAGGGACATTAGTCATAGCAGATTGAGTATCTGCATTGATAAGAGAATCACCGTACCGGGCAAGACGCCCTCCGGGGAGAATATAACCCATTTACATTATCCTTCTAATTTCTTTGTCTTTACCCAACCTAATTTTATCAAACCCCTTGCAATTGTATGCACATTCTTTAAACATATACCAATATTTGCGAGTACTTGCACCAAATCTATAGTTAATGCATCGACTGCATCCTTATCCGATTTGTATGAAGACCTAGTATGTCTAGACTTCTTAGGTTTTACAACGTCTTTAAATCTTCCTTTCCTAAACGGAGAAGAAGACTTATCGTCATTATTATAGTTCGATTCATTCATCTTCTTTAAATTTTAAAACACTCGCAGGAGTTAAATTAGTATCCATAACAACATTATAGTCAATTAATAATACTGTAAGTCTATCTATAATGTCGGATTTTTCTACTGTCTGCGTAGTTTTTTTATATAATGTAATACATTCCCCAATATCACATGCAATATCATCAATAAACACCTGTTTCATGATACCGTCAAATACTTGGGTGGCCCCATCATCCTTAATTCCCACCTTTTGAACAACATGTGTACAATGAGTTATTAATTTAATAACTACTTGAAAGAGCTCACTCTCTCTGTCCATTGGCAAATTATTTTTCTTAATATATTTAAAATATTCAATAGTACTTTTAATTGCAGGTATTAACGATCTAAAAAGTAAAATGCGCTTTTCCTCAGAGGTCTCTTTAAGAATTGAATCAATTAAAACCCCGTAGAGTTCTGATATAGCTTTTCTAATATCTTTATCTTGTAATCTAAATTTACTAAAAAGTCCAATTAAAAATGTAGAAGTTTTGTACTTATCCATATTAATTTTACGTCAATTTATCCCTTTCTATTATCGCAGTTCTTACTAATAATATATAATAAGGTGCAGGTATTTGCTCTTTCTTTACTAAATTATTACACTTTGTAAGTCGGATTTTACAAGCATCACAAAGCTCTTCAGAATGTTGTAGTTCTTTACAACATTCTACAATTTGTGACAAAATGACTAATATTCTTTTTTCATATTTATATGCCACTACTACCTTCATTGGAAGGGGGCTGATATCCCCCATTATTTCTAAACTTTTTTGCCAATTCCACAATTTTTACATAAATTTTCACATCTCTCAAAGATTGGTTAGGTCTAAAAGGAAGACCGTGATACTTTTGCAATTGTATAACTTTAGCACGTTCTTTAGATTTGGCCAACCACCATATAATATTCATTTCTAGTTGAATCAATTCATCTTCATCATTAGGTGTAAATAAATCCACCAAATCTTTGGGTATACCTTCAAGCATTTTGACTATATAAAATGCTGCCTTTCCTTTGTACCTTGATTTATCATCTTTATTTCTAGTCATCAACATAGTTACCGCGTTTGTTATCTCTATTATTAAAATAGTTCGGTTATTATTAACGTTTAACAAGTTCAGCATCAATCTTTTCTTTTAAATGGGATAAATATTCAGATGTTTGAGATTTTAAAAACTTATCTAAGTATTTACCATCGAGTTGGCCCAGTTTCTTTAAAAAGAGTTGGCGCATTCTAATCACTTCAAGTAATGGCCATCCAACAATATCTAACATTTCTTCTTCAGTTTCTTTCATCACATCAGCCAATATAAAATTTGTGCCATACTGCTTAGTGCTTTGTTCTATCCTTTTAATAACTTTTTCCATAATATCTTTCGCATCATCAACAACTGCTTGTTCTTTAGGTGCAAGCTGGTCTGCAATTTTATCTAAAGGTTTACATTCTTTTGTGTGCTCTTTTTCACAACCCATCCTAATATTCCTATCACATCTTCCACACGGGCTACAACATGCCATACAATGCTTCATGTGGGGATGGCTATGACAATTACAATTACATTCCCAAAAGGGCATACTATACCTCAATCACTTTAAAAGTTGCATTTTTAATATCATTATATTCTTCTACAAAATCAGAGACTATATCTCTTGCAAAAATATTAATAGGCACAGTCGACATAAAATCTGATAAACCCATTGCTTTAACTGGACATCCTTCTCCTACTTCAATGTTAATCCCTACATGGATTAACCCACTAAAACGGGATAGTGTAGCAATTGATACAGAAAGTTTACTATCTCCTATCATAATATCATCACCTTTTCGAGTAATGCTATTATTAAAAGATTTATTTATATTCCGAAGGCTATCGATACATATTGAAATAA